AAAATCCTTTGATGAATCCTCTAAGTGCTCCACCTACAAAGTTATCTACTAAATCAATGAAAAAAGGCTCTACAGTCTTATTCCATATTCCTTTTGTAAATTTCCATTGAGATAACCCTAAAGTCATAAATCTACCTGCTGCAAAGCATATTCCCTCTACCCAAGCACAAATCTCCTCATTTGGTATCTTTTTAAGCATATAAAGTACAATTCCACCACCTGTTCCACCTACTAATAATCCTGTGTTATTTGATATAAAATCTAACATATTTATTTCTCCTTTATGATAGTTTCTAACATTTCTATACGGCTTCTAAGTCTTTCGACTTCTTTATCTAATTCATTAGGTTCTTCAACATAGTGAAGAATCTTGTCTAGTTTAAATTGCTTTCTGATTAATTTGGTAACTGCTTTGATAATCATCTTTTGCACTAACATTTACCGTTCCCATCTATAATCTCACCCCATAATGAAGTTTTGCCGTTTATTATCTGTATAATATGAACTGTAAACAGTCCACCTCTAAAAAAATCTACTATTGCAAAAGCATGAGCCCAGTTAATCCTTCTATGGTCAAGCCAGTCATTAGCTTCTGCTGCCATATCTTTTAAACATCCGATACTCCACGCAGACTTTGGTCCATCCATATGGGTAGCAGACATTTGTTGGAGGTCGTGCCAATGCCCATACATAACATTACAACCAAGTTTACGCAAATGGTTGGAAGTATGGTATTGACCTCCATATTGATGTCCATGATATAGGTATAATTTACCTAATTTTAAGTGTTTTCCAAAGGGAATATATTTATAACCTCTACCTTTTAAGTCTACTGCATTTTTAAACTTATATTGAGGTATGTAAGGATACTTCTCAACAGCCATATTTAACCAATTATCGTGGTTACCTTCTGTGATGTATCGTTCCTCACAATTCACTTTGTCTAAACTCTCGTCAATTTGGTCCATACCAGCATTGACATCTCTTACGTCTTTTTCAAAATCTTCTATTAAGAACTCAAGTGGTGGAGCTTTCTTACGTTTGTATTTCCAAGCTGAAAACGCTGACCATTCACCCACATCTCCTAAATCAACATAAGCATCAGGTTTGACTATTTCTATAGTCTTTTTTAATACGTTTATTGAAGGTTGGTCATGTAAAGGAAAATGTTTGTCAGGCGTTACTATTACTCTCTTTACGACACCTTTTGACATTTATTTTATCTCGCTTTTTATTTTTTTGATTTGATATAAAAAATAAGCAATTAGAACTGCTTGATAACCTAATCCAACTATTGGGCTAAAAACTCCTACCCATTCTACTACATAGCCACTTAGCCCAAGCATACCAACCTTTAAACTGTCAATATCCAACTTCCACCTCTTTTACTCTATTACTTAATTCTTTTGCTCTATTAGGTGTTTGTTTAGCCCATCGGCTATCTAACATCTCTATAGACGCATTTTTAAATTCTTTATTTTGTAGATATGCTATAGTCTTTTTAAACTTAGAAACGCCTGTAACACCTAACTGATAACACATTTCCATAACAACATCTTGAATTTCAGGTGGCATATACTTATACCAGCTAAACTTATTCTTAACTCTATCTTGTAAGTTTTTGATCTTACGTTCAAGAATGATGTCACATACATCTACATCTAATTCTAAATCTTTAATGGCAAAGCCGTAGCCTATAGTATCAATTCCTAAAGAATCTTTATAGACTACCCCTACATAGCCTTCGTGTTTTTTAATACTTTCTATTAAACTCATTTTTTCTTTCTAAATATTTTATCGTAATTTTCTGAATATTTACTATCAGCAGTACTTATCCTAAGCCAATCACCTTTACCTGCACCATTTAAATCGCCTTTTTTGCGAATTACTCTATTTTGTCCTGTTACTGTATTCTTCATTATTTTTTAGAAGTTTTTTTAGCAGGAGCTTTATAGGGTGTTGCATCATTTCTATCTTGGCACCTATACCAACCTTGTGTTTCTAATTGTTTAATTACATCAGGAGCAGCGTCTTTAACTCCTCTGATAAATCCTTGATTAGGGTGTTTCATATAATTATAAGCCATATTATCTCCAATTTGATAAAGGGGGTCGCAAAACCCCCTTTACATTATTTAACTATTCTTACGGATTAGTTATGTTTAATCCCATTAAGTGTCCTGATTCATCTACAAGTTTCATTCCGTAAATCATATCAGCAACTACTTTAGTACCAATGAACCCAACATCGTATTGAGATTGAACTCTTACATCTTGTTGAGCAGCAAAAGCACAAGCACTACTTGGGTAAACAGCACCCACTTTAGTTCCGTCAGTACCACTTGATGATATAGAACGTGAATAAAACACATCCATACCATATATAAGCCCAACAGCACCTGTTCTTAAACCTGAACCATCACCAACAGCATCTTGTCTAATAAAATATTGTGCAATACCACCACTTGGGTTAAGCATATCAGATAAGATATTATTATTGACAACAAAAGAGCAAGTATTAGGGTCTATATCTTGTGAATATAGATTATTTAAAATAGCCTCTAAATCATCAGCCTGAACTCTATTATCAGCAGCAAGGTCTTGTGATGTTTGGAAGCCATCAAGTTCTGCCCATAAGTCATCTTCAACACCTCTTGCTAAAGATTCACCCATCATTTTAGCATATTTTGTTAAAAGTTCTGGACTTGATTGAATAACTGCCATATCTTCAAAGATATTAGCTAGATATTTATGTTTGTTTATAGCTAAAGCCACAGATGTTTCTGTACCTGATATTGAGTAAGTTACTTCTGTGTTTACAGCTTTGTCATTAGTTCCATCCATAGCAATTTTAGGAATATTTATAGTGTCACCACCAGATGTTACTAAAGAACTATAGTCATCAACTGAACCTCTTAGCTTTAATCCTGCTTCAAAGTATTTGTATATAGCTTCTGACCAAATTTCAGGTATAAATACATCACCTGTAGTTGTATTAAAATGAGCCATTATTTCTCCTCGTTATTTTTTAGTATAAGACTTTAAAATATCTGCCCAATTTTCTCTTTTGTCCTTATCGCTTAATTTAGTCCAATCACCTATATCTTTTTTAGGTGCTTTAACAGTTCCACGAACTTGTGGTTCAGCAGGAGTATTAGAAGAAAGTTCAGATACCATAAACTCCAATACGTCTAATTCTTTGTTTGTAAATTGTTCACGCTTATCCTCAGGTAACTTTTCTAATAAAACAGCTTTTCTTTTTTCTACTAAACTATCATATTTATCTTTATATGAACTTAAAGAAGTATTTTCTGCTTCTAACTTTTCAGCTAGAGTTTTAAATTCTTCTTTTTCTTTTAATTTAGCATTTTCTTGAGATTGTAGCTGTTGTTCTAATTTTGCTAACCTAGTTTCAGCGTCTTGTGCTCTTTTTCTGTACTTTTTGCTTTCTGCTATATACTCATTCTGAGCTGGTTCCTGAGTATTATTCTCTGTACCACTATCCACTACTGCTTCATCTGATACTTTATTTTCTTCGGACATACTGCCCTCCTATGTTGTATATTTATTATTGCAAAATACTATATCTTGCGTTTGTCATACATTGTAACTTAAATTAAAATGGTAGAAATATGCAACATTTAAATAATTATAAAAAAAAATGGTTTGATTATTTAGGTTATAAACCCCACGATGGGCAACATAAATTGCATTTTCCTACTAAAGAATCTGCAAGGTTTTTTGTAATGATTTGTGGGAGGCGTTTTGGGAAGACTACGGCATCGGCAATGGAAGCGACATTCTACGCCTCCCAGCCGAACCAACGCATTTGGTTAGTAGGTCTTTCATATGATAAAGCCGACTTGATGTTCAGAGAAATCTGGGAAAAGATGGTAAAAGGACATCAAAACGATATTATCAAGGCTTCAGAGAAAGAAAGATATGTTAAATTTAAATGGGGAACAACTGTAGAAGCTAAATCAGCAGACAATCCTGATTCACTTGTTGGTGAAGGCTTGGATCTACTGATAATAGATGAAGCAGCTAAAGTAAGACCTAGAATTTGGGATATGTATTTATCTCCCACTCTATCTGATAGAAAAGGTAAGGCGATTTTTATTTCAACGCCAGAAGGGTTTAATTGGTTATATGATTTATACCTACTTGGAAAAAGTGATGAACTTTGGGAATCACATCAAGCACCGTCTTGGGATAATAACTTCGCTTTTGAAGAAGGTAAGAATGACAGGTTTCTTGTTGAAAGAAAACGTAATATGTCTAAAGAGCTTTTTGACCAAGAGTATGGAGCACAATTTACATCGTTTGAAGGTAGGGTTTATCCTTTTGACAGAAATATTGACGTTGGTTATTATCCTTATAACCCCCATCTTCCTACTTTTTGCAGTATTGATTTTGGGTACAGGATGCCTTCTGTGGGATGGTATCAAACGTACAGAGTAAATGGCGAATGGCATATAAATATGATTGATGAGATAATACATCAAACAAATATAAAAACAGATGAACTTGCAAGTATGATAAGAAGTAAAAACTATAATGTAATGAGATATTATGGTGACCCAGCAGGATTACAAGCACAAGGACAATCAGGCGTAGGAGATATAGAAATTTTCAGAAAAAAAGGAATAGACGTTAGAACAATAACAGATAAAGCGTCAAGAAGCATATCAGCAGGTATCAATCACGTTAGAAGTTTTATAGAAAACGCTAATGGAGAAAGATACTTACATTTAAACAATAACTGCATAGGTATGGCAGAAGATTTAGAAAGTTACAGGTATCCTGAAGCACAAGACAATAAACCATTAAAGCAAGAACCAGTAAAAGATGGTTACCACGACCACGGATGCGACCAATTAAGATATTTTTTTATTAACCATTTTCCAATTAAAAACAGAGAAATTAAAGTGAGGAAACGATAATGTATGAACAAGATATAATAAAAGAAAGTTTAAAACAATTAAAAATTTATAATCATAATGAAAGAGAAAATTATATTAATAAATTATTAGATTATTATAGTGGCAATAATACTCAAAGTTATATATCAGGTAGATTTGATTTAGAAGCATTTAGAGAAGTTCCTCCTTATGAAGCTAATATAACTAAAAAATTTATAAATAAAATGTCTCGTGTTTATACTATAGGTGCTGATAGGAATGTTAGTAAAAAATATGATAATCTCTCTGTATTAAAAGATGCTAAAATGAAACATATTGAAAGAATGACAAGGTTAATTGGAACAATAGCTATAAGATTAATGTATATTGATGATGAAATGCCTCACTTTGATTATCAACCTATTTATTACTTTCATCCTTTTTTTGGAAATGACCCTTTTAAACCAATAGCAATATCTTATCCTTTAATGAATTACACAATAGATTCTTCTAATTCAGACGAATTACAATATATTCATTGGAATGATAAAGAGTATGTTATTTTTAATGAAAGTGGAGAAATTTTAGAACAACAAGAACACGGATATGGTGTTTTACCTTTTGCTTTTACTCATAGAGAACATCAATGTGATTCATTTTTTGTCGAAGGAGCAAATGATATTTGTAGTGCTAATGAGCATATAAATATAACAATGACAGAAATGCAACTTGGTTTAAGGTTTCAAATGTTTGGACAACCTGTTGTTTCTGGTGCAGATTTAGGTAATAAACAAAGATTTGGTTCTGATGTTATTTTAGAACTTCCTTCTGACGCTAATTACGATATTAAATCACCAGCAGGTGATATTGAAAAGGTTATTGAGAATGTTAAATTTCAAATGGAGCTTGTAGCACAAAATAACCACTTATCTGTTCAATTTGCACAAGATGGTGGTGAAACTCCTAGTGGAATAGCTTTAAAGATTAAAGATTTAGAAAGTTTTGAAGATTATCAGGATGATTTGGCTTTATGGACACAATACGAGCACGAAATTTACCAAATTGAAAGAAATATAGCAAGAT